GCATGGGGCTTCTCGATGGGTGAGGTTGTGGCCATTAAGCAAAGGCCGCGCTTGCGGCTTGTTGATGACCCTGACGTGCGGGCTACATGGCTGGCCTATGTCGAGGCATGGAACGAGCACAACGCGCAGCCTGATAATATCATCCTCGGCATCAAGGCGGGAAAGGCGTGGGCGCGCTGGCTGAAACTGTTCGAGGTCATGGACGCATGAGCTACCCGCTTCGCACGCCGAACGATGCCGACCTTGAATTGACGGTGATTGGAACCGTCATGGCCTCACCGACTGCCATGAAGCAGTTGGACGGCTATTTGAGCGCCGACCTGTTTGCAGATGATGGCGCGCGGATATTGTTCGAGGCGGCGCAAAAGCTGCATGAGGCTGGCCACAATATCAGCCCGGTTGCGGTTGTGGCATCGATCCCGCATGACGCGGCAGACCACCAGATGCTGAGGTCAATGGCCTCGTCGGCCGCTGCGGCGGCAATGCCGTTGAGCATGATCTCCGGCCCGGTTGCAGTTTTGCGCGAGACATGGGCGCGGCGGCAGGTGTCCGGCGTGTGCGAGCAATACGCCAAGCGCGCAGCTGACCAGTTTGAAAACCCATTCGACGTTGCCGCGCAGATGGTCGCAGAAATGGATATCGTCGCCGAAAAGCGCACCGGGCGCAATGCGTTGCAATCGGCTTCACAGGCGGCTGAAAACCTGTCCGATGCCATTTGTAGCCGTGAGCGCGTCGATACCATCACAACCGGCCTACGCGGGCTGGACGATGCTTTTGGTGGCTATGGCGCCAGTAAAATGTATGTCATTGCCGGGCGTCCGGGCATGGGCAAATCCGCGTTCATGGTCTCAAGCCTGACAAAAACGGCGATGGCCGGTCATGGCGTGGTTTTGTTCTCGCTTGAGGTTGATCAGGCCGAAATCACCGCCCGTATGCTGGCGAGCGTTTCTGGTCAGCGCGGCCCCGGCTTTGGCGACATTGCCAAGCGCCGATTGTCAGACAGCGACATTGAGGACGTTCTGACAGCCAAGGACAGAATCGCCGGGTTGCCGCTTTACATTGATGATGGGTCATCTATGCCGTGGGGTGAAATCGCCGCAAAGGCACGGCGCCTCAAGGCCAGCTTTGAGGCCGAAGGCAAGCGGTTGCGGGTCGTGTGTGTGGACCATCTTGGGCTTGTGGCGCCGACAGATCGCTATAGCGGAAACAAGGTCGCAGAGACAGGTGAAGTGTCAAAGCAGGCCAAGGCGTTGGCGAAGGAGCTTGACGTTTGCGTCGTGCTCTTGAGCCAACTCAATCGCGGTGTCGAGGGGCGGGACAATAAGCGCCCGACCATGGCCGATCTGCGCTGGTCCGGCGACATTGAACAAGACGCCGATATGGTCGCGTTCCTGTTTCGCGAAGCCTATTACCTCAAGGACGATCCGAACGTCTCGCCGACCGAACTTGAGTTTGCGCAGGACCGTCTTGAATTTCTCATCCGCAAAAACCGGCAGGGCGAAACAGGTGACCACCTGTTGCGCTGCAACATGAAATATTCACTGATCGAGGATCTCTAAATGGGCACTTGGTATAAAATGGACCCCACAGATTGGGACGCCGGAACCAATGTTCTGACGCTCGAACAAGAGGCCGCCTATCTGCGCATCTGTCATGCGATTTACGCGACTGAGCGCCCTGTCCCGAACAATCCGTTTGTGATTGCCGGGCTGTTTCGTTGCAACGACAGGAAGGCAAAGCGCCTTCTTTCCGAGCTTGTCGAGGCTGGGAAAATCACGATTGAAGACGGGTTGATTTCAAATCGACGGGCCGTCGAAGAGGTTTCGAACCGCGCTCGACTTCGCGTCGAACGTGAATCGGCGGGGCGTCGGGGCGGGGTCGAAAGCGCAAACATGCGCGCTAAGTCTTTGAAAAACAACGATCAGGCTCAAGCAATTGCTTCAAGCAAAATTCAACCAGAGAAGAGTAGAGAAGAGAAGAGAAGAGATACTGCTAGCGCAGTATCTAGCGCGACGCCTGCGCAAGCGCCTGATCGGTTCGATGCGCTTCTCGACAAATTGCTCGCAGCAGCGGGCATCAAGGGCAACCCGCATCCTGGCCTGATCGTTGTCGCGACAATCATGGGCCTGATGGACGCCGGGTTCGACCTCGACGCCGACATTTTGCCGGTGATCCGCTCGAAAGCCGCGACGATGGCCAGCCCGCCGAGGTCGTGGGGCTATTTCGAGCAGCCAATCAGGGACGCAAAAGCCAAGCGTTCGCAGATTGCCAGCATTCCCAAGCCGGTTGAGGTCGAGGCCGATTGGCCGGGGCGTGTCGCGGCATTTCGCAAATCCGGCACATGGGCCAATGCGTGGGGGCCAAGGCCTGGGCAGGCCGGGTGCATGGCGCCAGCAGAGCTTTTGGAGCGCGCGGCATGACTGACCCGTGGGTGCGCAAAGAGGAACTGGCCGAGGGCGTTGTGCTGTACGAGGCTGACTGTCTTGCCTTGCTGCCGACGCTTGGCCGGTTCGATGCGGTGGTGGACATCGGGGATGCGGTTGTATATAGTCAAGCCTATGAAAAATCAGCAGAAAGGCAACATCGCTCGCCATCAAGAAGCGATGAAATTGTGGGAGCCGCGCCGGTCGGAAATCTGGTCGATGTACGCGAACGGTCCGAAGTCTCAGGCGGAGATGGCGGAAAGTTACGGCGTGACGCTGGCGGGGTTCCAGAGGGCGTTGAAGCGGCTTGGAATACCCTCGAAGTCGAGGGGGAGGCCGGGGGCCGCGAACGGGCGGTTCAAGGATGGGTCGCAGAGCACGATATATCGCGGAATGGTCGAGAAGACCCACTGCAATCGGTGCGGATCGCCCGAGCAACTTCTGGTGCATCACATCGACGGGATACACACGAACAACGTGCTGAGCAATCTGGAGGTGCTTTGCTCGCCGTGCCATTCCAGCCACCACAAGCAAGAATGGTGGGATTCCCAGAAGGCTTTGGCGTCCTAACTGACCCCCCATACGGGATAGGGGAAGACGGCGGAAGTTTTAGGGGGAGAAAAGGTCAGGGACACCGTGTTTTGCCGAAACGCGGCTGGGATAAGTCGCGCCCGCCAGCAGAGGTGTTTCCGTTCCTTTTTGGTGCTCCCGCAGGGTCGATTATTTGGGGCGGGAACTATTTTGCGGACTTGCTGCCGCCATCTAAGGGTTGGCTCTATTGGGACAAACTTATGGGCGGGGATTTCGCCGATGGTGAACTCGCGTGGACCAGCCTAGATCGAGCACTCCGAAAGTTTACGCGCTGCAACAAGGACCACGGCAAAGAGCACCCTACTCAAAAGCCGGTTGAATTGATGCTTTGGTGCATCGGGTTTCTCCCGGATGCCGCCACCATCCTCGACCCCTTCATGGGTTCCGGCACCACTGGCGTTGCTGCTGTCAAGCTAGGCCGCCGCTTCACAGGCATTGAGATAGACGGGGGCTACTTCGACATAGCCTGCAAGCGCATCGAAGCCGCGCTCAAGCAGCCTGACATGTTCATCGAGCCTCCCAAGCCCGCCAAGCAGGAGGCTCTGTCGCTATGAGCTACGTGCGCAAAGAGGTTATCGGCAACTGCACGCTCTATCAGGGCGATGCGATGGAAATTTTGCCAGTTTTGCCGAAGGCGGATCTGTGCGTGAGCGATGTGCCATATGCGCTAACGACAGGCGGGGTCTCGAAATCGGGCAAAACCATGTCTGGAATTTTTGCCGCACACAACTATCAAAATGATGGTCAGTTGGTCAGGGCAACGGTGCCATTCCCGGAAATGATGGCTGCTATCCATGCTGCACTTGTGGATGACGCGGATTGCTATGTGATGGCGAACGACAAAAACGTGACGCCGCTCACAAATGCTGCGCTTCATGCGGGGTTTTCATTCCACAACCTGCTTGTGTGGGACAAGGTAAATGCCACACCGAACAGATGGTATATGAAAAATCTCGAGTTCACGCTGTATCTCTGGAAGGGGGCGGCGAGGACAATAAACAATCCGTCTGCCAAGCAGTTGGTGCGCGGGCCGGTGCCGAAAGTAACAGCGCATCCTACAGAAAAGCCGGTCCCGCTAATGGCTGAGTATGTGCGGAATTCGTCATCTGTTGGCCAGGTCGTTCTTGATCCGTTTATGGGGTCCGGGACGACAGGAGTCGCCTGTGTGCGAGAGGGCCGAAATTTCATCGGGATCGAGCTTGACCGTGAATTTTTCGAAATCGCCTGCGAGCGCATTGAGTTGGCGCATACGCACGGCGACATGTTCATATCGGCGGGCGCCGCATGATGACCATCACCGACACGAAATCCAAACATCGCCCCGGCGAAAAGCCGGAATACTGGTGCGATGAGTGCGGGCAACCGGCCTCATTCATCATCACCCAAATGGGGCGGGAACATCATTTCTGCGGTTTTGTCGATGGCAAGGCCGCCTGCACTGCGAGCGAAAGGAATAGCTCATGAGCAAAAATATTGTTGTCGTGCATTTCGACAGGGACGGAGATTGCGACTTTTTGGCAAGCGGTGACTTGCGCTTGATCATTGTTGATGAGCGCGCGCCGCACGACAGAGCCTATGAAATCAAGGGCCGCGACGACCAATCCGCGATATGGGAGATCATAGGGGACGAGGAAAAAATCGGCAGTTGCGATGACGAGAGGCATGAGGCTGTTGCGGCGCGCGTGACAGGAAAGAAATTCAACGTGGTAGAGGGCGGGAAAGAATGAGCAGCGTCAACAAGGTCATTCTGGTCGGCAATCTCGGGGCCGATCCTGAAATCCGCACCACACAGGACGGTCGGGCAATTGCCAACCTGTCCATTGCCACGTCCGAACACTGGAAAGATAAAAACACCGGCGAGCGGCGTGAGCGCACAGAGTGGCATCGCGTGGTGATTTTCAACGAGGGACTGGCCCGCGTAGCCGAGAACTATCTGCGCAAGGGTTCCAAGGTTTATATTGAGGGCCAGCTCCAGACCCGCAAATGGCAGGACAAGGACGGCAACGACAAATATTCGACCGAAGTCGTTTTGCAGGGCTTCAATTCAACCCTGACCATGCTGGACGCGCCAGCCGGCGACCGACAGGCCGCGCCTGCCCAATCCAGCCCGCAACCGTCTGTTGCGCCAAAGTTTGATGGCGCTGACGACGATATTCCATTTTAGCACCATGCGTTAACGAAACCGGATATTTTTAACACGTCAACGGGGGCTAAATGGCTAAGACAGGCAAGATTTCTGCGGACTTTGAGCAGGCATGGGTGGATAATCCGCACACCACCTATGCGCAGTGGGTGCATGAGGCTACAGATGGCCGCCCTGACGCCGGGAAAACAATGGTCACGCGCGACAAGCGAACGCGCATGGGGGCATTTCACCAATACCACGGCACAGAGGCAGAGGAACGCGTTGCCGAGCAGTTCAAAAGTCTGTCTGAGCGGTCACAGGTTGGCGGGTCGCGTGCAGTCGATACCACAAAAGAGCCGGTTGACGGTGGTTGGCTCAATCCTGAAATGGCGTTTATCAGTGGCGAGCAAGCACGGCGCCAGATGAGCGCGGCCAGAACCTATCTTGGCGCGTCTGACTTTGCGATATTCGAGGCCGTGTGCGTCAAGGCTTGGGGGCCGACACGACTTGCATCGTGGGTGGAAAAGGCTCGCAACCCGAACACGAGGCGGATCGGCAAGACAGCAGATCGAGTGCGGGGCATTGCCCGCCGTCTCATGGCCCATTGGCATGGCGAAGCCGAGGGGCCAGCGCATAGCAAAATCCGCGTGTTGAGGCCTTTGAACAAATCGTGACTCAACAGGGAACAGATGTTGACCGCGCGGCGTGAATTTGGTATGTGTTCAGGCAGGTTGGTGATTTGCGCTCGAAGGGGCGTTTTTGTGATTCCGGCCTGTCCGTTCCTTAGCGGGTTTGATGTTTCCGTTACCATAGGCCACAAGTCGGTAGTTTTCGACGACGTCCGACTTGGGCAGAGTTAAGCATCGGCGGGAGGTTCCAATTCACGCCGATTGCTCAGAGTAGCCGTCCGGGCGGCTTATATCCCGGCTAGTTTAGCCCCATCAGCTCCGGTCGGTGGGGTTTTTCATTTGGTTGACGCGCGTTTAGCGCTCTGCTATACATAATATGTCAGATGCGACACGCGGCGCTTTCCGCGGTTACTCTCTGATTTCGAGCCGCATATAGTTTGCCGACGACTAGCGGCTAGGTTTTGCAAACGGACTAGATAGACCCCGCAGTGGCGACCTGCGGGGTTTTTCATTTTGGCCATTCAGGCGGGCGCCACCCGTCGAGCATCCATCTCATAGCCCGGCAGGCGATAGGGTTGGGCGGTCTGGCAGAGACGACGCCGTCGGCCTCCCATTTGCGCACGGTGCGAGGGTCGACGTTTAGGATACGGGCGAGCTGAGACATGGATAGGCCCAGCGTGTGCCGGGCCTCTTTGAATTGAGCGGGTGTCATTTGCATTCTCACTCCGGGTTGGAGATGCGAACCGTCTCCTGGCCCCAGCAGTAACCGCTCGGGTCATACTCGAAATCGCCATGCATGACATATTCTTCGACGGCCATTGTGACGTTATCCCACTCCGCCGGGGTCGGGGCCTCCCAAATCGCCTCTGGCGAGCGCTTGCTGTCAGCGATGGCATGGATCGCGACCGCGACCGCCATGTCAGTGTCGCGGCTATTGGCCCAGTCGGCGGCAACGCGGGGTGTCTCGTAATTGCGGTTCATTTATCGTCTCCGGTTTGGCGGGCGTCATTGCCCTATTGGCCAAATCAACATAGGACCATTGGCCCTATTCGTCAACAGGAAAAACGCAGCCTGATGAAATTATTTTGGAGCATGCAATGAGTGAGGGTTGGGGCGGTTTGGGCCGCGACATTCCATCGCCTGGTGGCGCTGGTGCATAGCATGACCCGCTATCACGACCAGCCTGCCGAGCCTGACCATGAGTTTGTCACGGCAATAACGCTGCTCGAAATGGCCGTGTTCGATCTCCTCAACAATGGCAGCAACCCGGAAACTGTGCGCGACCTGATGGAAAACGCCATCCGCATGGCCGAGGGGCTAGAGGATGAGGATAGAGGCTAGGCCATATCCGTTCGCAAGCACCAACCGTGAGGAGTGCTAAATTGGCATCACGAAAACAACTCTGGCACCCGGACGAAACGAAGGCCAAAATCCAGACAAGTCAGCTGATTAACAGGTTGACCAAACATGCGCTTTCACCAACGCCAATTATGGACGCTTCCCAGGTGGCAGCGGCTAAGGCGTTGATCGGAAAGGTGTTGCCAGACGTGAAGGCGGTCGAACTTTCTGGCAACGCTGAAAACCCGATAGTGACTCGTATCGAGCGTGCGATTGTCGACGCTACAGATACCGACAGCTAGGGTTTTCCGCCCGCTGCTAGAGCCGTCACGATACAAAGGGGCATGGGGTGGGCGCGGATCGGGCAAGAGTCATTTCTTCGCCGGTCTGATGATTGAGGATGCGCTGATTGAGCCGGGGCTGCGGTCGGTCTGTATCCGTGAGGTGCAAAAGAGCCTCAAAGAATCCGCAAAGCGTCTGATCGAGGACAAGCTGGCTGATTTTGGCCTTGGAGAGGCTGACGGCTTCAAGGTCTTCCGCGAGGTTGTCGAGACGCCGGGCGATGGCCTGATCTCGTTCCAGGGTATGCAGGATCACACGGCGGAGAGCATTAAATCATTAGAGGGCTATGGCCGGGCATGGGTTGAAGAGGCGCAAACGCTGTCTGCGCGATCTCTTGGCTTGTTGCGCCCAACGCTGCGCGCTGAGGGGTCGCAGCTCTGGTTCTCGTGGAACCCAAGGCGAAAGACCGACCCTGTGGACCAGATGTTGCGCGGCGATGCGTTGCCAACTGGCGCTGCGGTTGTGCGGGCAAACTGGTCAGATAACCCGTGGTTTCCCAGCGTCCTTGAACAAGAGCGGCTGGACTGTCTGGCCAACCAGCCGGACCAATATGACCATATCTGGCAGGGCGGTTATGCGACGGTGACCGAAGGCGCGTATTACGCTCAATCGCTGGCCAAGGCCCGCCAAGAGGGCCGCATCGGCAGGGTGGCTAAAGACCCGTTGATGCAGGTGCGGGCATTCTGGGACATTGGCGTGCGGGACGCGACGGCAATCTGGATTGCCCAGTTTGTCGGGCGCGAGGTGCGCGTACTTGATTATTATGAGGCATCGGGTCAGCCGCTGGCCACGCATTTGCAATGGCTCCGGTCAAATGGCTGGGGCGATGCACTATGCGTGCTGCCACACGATGGCTCAAAAGAGGACCAGGTCACGGCGACCCGGTTTGAGGACCATATCAGGTCAGCCGGGTTTGATGTTGAGACGGTACCAAATCAGGGTAAGGGCGCGGCGCTCAAGCGGGTTGAGGCCGGGCGGCGGTTATTCCCGTCCATCTGGTTCGACGCGACAAAATGTGAGGCCGGGCTTGATGCGCTTGGGGCCTATCACGAGCGGCAGGACGAGGCCCGCAGCATCGGCCTTGGGCCTGAGCATGATTGGGCGAGTCACGGCGCGGACGCCTTTGGGCTGATGTGTGTGGCGTATGAGGCGCCGCGCAACAAAAAGCCGGTAGCGGGGCCAATTGCCGTTAGCGGCGGGTGGATGGGGTAATGACTAGACGGGCCGAAACGCTCGATAGCGCAGACCTGCACCGCCTATTCGCAACAGAGTTCAACAAGGCACTCGGCACAACGCCATACCAGATTGAGCGCCTGCCGCTAATTCGGCGGCTCGTGCGCAAATTATCCGCCCGCTTCGACACAATCGGCTGGCCGCAGTTCGATGAGGATGCATTGATATATGTCCGACAAGCAATCGACAGATACGCCTAAGGACGATGATGCGCTCCTCAAGCGAGCCCGCGACATGTTTTCGCGGTGCAAGGACGCTGAGGACCATAACCGACAGACGGCGCAGGATGATATTCGGTTCGCGCGGCTTGGTGAGCAATGGCCCGCCGAAATCGTTGAGCAGCGCAAGCGTGAGTCACGGCCTTGCCTGACCATCAACCGATTGCCAGCGTTTATCCGGCAGGTCGTGAACGACGCCCGGCAGAATAAGCCCTCCATTCGGGTGCACCCTGCAGACAGCGCGGCGGACCCGGAGACGGCAGAGATTATCAACGGCCTCATCCGCAATATCGAATACACGTCAGACGCGGACGTGGCGTATGACACCGGCGTCGAATGCGCAGTGACGGGCGGATTCGGCTATTGGCGCGTCGATCTTGATTATTCATATGATGACAGTTTCGATCTGGACATCAAGATCGGGCGCATTTCAAACCCGCTGAGCGTTTATGGCGACCCAAATTCGACGGCAGCGGATTCCTCGGACTGGAATGTGGCATTCGTCACCGAGGTTCTGAGCAACGAGGAATTTAAACTTCGCTACCCTGACGCCTCGCATGTCGATTGGGAAGACACGGACGCGTGGAGCGGGGCCGACGATTGGCACGATAACGGCATCCTCGTTGCGGAATGGTGGGAGCGTGAGGAAGTCGAAAGCGTCATCTACAAAACTGTCGATGGCATTGTTCTGTCTCAAGAGCGCATCGAAACGGACGAGGATATTCAGGGCGGCATCGAAAGCGGCATGATCCAGTTTCAGACGGATCGCTCTGGCCAGCCGATCAAGCGCACGGTCAAAAGCCACAAGGTCACGCAACGCATTATTTCCGGCCTGGAAGTTCTCGAAACCAACGAATGGCCTGGCCGGTATATCCCGATCATCCCGGTCTATGGCGATGAAATCGTGGTTGACGGCAAGCGCCATTTCCGGTCGCTGGTCCATGACGCGATCGATCCGCAGCGGATGTTCAACTATTGGCGCACGACCTCAACAGAATTGGTGGCGTTAGCCCCTCGCGTGCCGTTCATTGGCCCGGAAGGCGCGTTTGACGCCGACCCGGAGAAATGGGCGTCGATCAACACGAGAAGCCACGGGTTTGTTGAGTATTCGCGGGACAGCGTAGCCCCGCCACAACGCCAGCCATTGGACGCTGGGCCAGCCGCAGGCGCGTTGCAGGAAGCAATGCTCGCGTCCGATGATATGAAATCCATCATCGGCCTTTATGACGCATCTTTGGGCGCGCGTTCTAACGAAACGAGCGGTCGCGCAATCATGGCCCGTCAGCGAGAAGGGGATGTCTCAACATTCCACTTCATCGACAATGAATCGCGCGCCATCCGGCATACTGGCCGCGTTGTGATTGATTTGATCCCGTCCGTCTACAACACCGAGCGAATTATTCGCGTGCTGGGTGAGGATGGGAACGAAAAACAGGTCAAGATCAACGGCGAATACCAGAAGATTGACGACAAGACCGGCCAACCGATGCGGGAGCCGGTGCAAGGGCCTGATGGCCAGCCGATGCGCGATGAGGACGGCAACGAACTGATGCGCGCCGTTATGGCGCTGCACGATTTAAGTGCCGGGAAATACGATTTGACCGTCACCACAGGCCCCAGCTTTACGACTCGTCGGGAAGAAGCGGCGTTCCAGATGACGGAAATGATGCGCGCATTGCCCGCTTCCGCCCCGATCATTGGCAAGCATTTGGCCAAAAACCTTGACTGGCCGGGCGCGGATGAAATTGCGGAGGAACTTGAGGCCATGATGCCATCGCCCGACACTGTGCCGCGCGCGCAGGTCGAACAGATGATGAATCAGGGCAAGCAGGTCATTGCGCAGTTGCAGGAGCGCATCAAAGAGCTTGAGGGCAATCAGGCATTGGACGCTGCCAAACTGCAAGAAGATCAGCGTTCAAATATGGCCGGGGAGGCGATAGACGCCTATCAGGCAGAGACGCAGCGCATGGGCGTCGTTGCCCGCCCTGTGCAGCAAGCAGCTATCTAGAGCAACAAATCACCAACCATCATGGAGTGATGAATCGTCATGACCGACGAACAGGAAAACTTTGCCGAAACCGAACAGGCGGTGCCTGCAATCGAAGCGCAAGGTGATGAGCACGACGCGCCAGTGGCGGACGATGAAGGCGAAGAGCTTTCAGCCGACGCCGAACAGGATGGCGAAGACGCTGAAGGCGGGGACGAACTGCCGCCAGAAGAGGACGAAGAGGTTGATCTTGACTTCGCGTTCGGCAAATACCGCGTCCCCCGGAAATTGCACGATGCGGTGAAGGGACTTGAGAAAACCTTCACGCAGAAAACGCAGGCGTTCAACGAGCAGGTCCGCGACCTGACGGCCAAGGCCACACAGCGGGCAGAGGCGAACGAAGAACAGTTGGCCGTGCGCGCCCAGCTCCATACGATTGGGGCTGAAATCAAACGGTTCGAGAATTGGGATTGGGCGGCGTATCAGCAGGCGCGGCAGGTCGACCCTATCACTGCGGATGAGGCTTGGAACTACAAGCAACATCTCACGCAAACCAAATCCCAGCTTGAGGGGACGCTCAAGCAACTGGACGACCAGAGGTCTCAGGAAGCGCAGCAAGACTTTGCCAAGCGCGTTGAGGAAACCCGGCAGTTTGCCCAGGACAACATCAAGGGCTGGTCCCCGGAAGTGGACGCCAAGCTACTTACGTTCGCGCAGCAAATGCAGATCCCTGAGGACTTCATTCGAAGCAACCTCGCGCCGGTCTTTTACAACATGCTGCACAAGGCGTGGGTAGGCGAACAGGCCCTGAAAAAGCAAGCGGCGGCGATCACGCCCCAGCCGCGCCCGCAGCCGAAACCGGCCACCCAAATCAGGCCAAGGACTAATCCGGGAGCCCGGAAGTCTGTGTCCGAATGGACGGTGGAGGACCACGCGCGGGCCGAGCAGGACCGATTGCGCCGCAAATCCTAGCAACTGCCTTTCCGCGTCGTGATGACGCCAAGGCCCAGTGCCGCCTAGCGCGGCCCGATGGAGATTATTATGTCGAATACGACTCTGACGGCGGATATCATCGCCAAACGAGCCGTGGCCATTCTCGATAACGAGTTGGTCATGGCCAAGAAGGTCTTCCGAGGCTACGAAGAGGACTTTTCCAAGAAGGTGAACGGATACGAGGTTGGTTCGACCATCTCGATCCGCAAGCCGACAGACTTCACCGTCCGCGACGGCGCGGTGATGAGCACGCAGGACGTGACCGAGGGCAAGACCACGATTACCGTGGACAAGCGCAAGGGCATTGATTTCAAGTTCACATCGCAAGAGCTGACCCTTGACATCAGCGAGCTTGCCGACCGCGTTATCCGCCCCGCCATGGTGCAGCTGGCAAATCAGGTCGATAGCGATCTGATGGCGCTCTACAAGGACGTGCCCTCGTGGCTCGGAACGCCGACTTCGCCCATCAACTCCTATGCCGACTTCGCCAAGGGGCCGGAACGGATGGACGAATATGCCAACCCGTCCGAGGATCGGTGCGCCGTTCTGTCGCCTGCCGACCATTGGGGCCTGCTTGGTTCGCAGACCGCCCTCTACATGCAGGACGTGGCCAAAGGCGCCTATCGCAAGGGTTCGCTGGGCATGATCGGTGGCGTTGACACCTACATGTCTCAGAACGTGCCCACCCATACCGTTGGCGCGGCCAGCACGGCTTCGGCTGTCGCTGATGCGGCGTTCGGTGCTGGCGATGGCACCACGGCGGCGACAGCGGCCCTGAGTGCGTCTTACGATGACGTGAAAGACCTCGGATATATGTATCTGAGTACCGATGGTTGGAACGCTTCCACCCTCAAGCAGGGCGATGTTCTGGAGCTGAGCGACGTTTACGCGGTCAATCCGGTCACCAAGGCCACGCTGTCCTTCAAGAAGCAGTTCACTGTGCTTGAGGATACCGTGACCGCATCGGGAAATACGGCGATCAAAATTTCGCCCCCGATCATCACGTCCGGCGCGTTCAAGAACGTCAGCAATGCCCCGACCGATGGCACCACGACCATTGCAAAGATCGGCACGGGCGGCACCGGCTATCGCCAGAACCTTGTGTTCCACAAGAACGCATTTGCTCTGGTATCTGTGCCTCTGGTTTCGCCTCCCGGCGCTGTTGACGTTGGCCGCCAGACCTACAAGGGCACCAGTGTCCGCGTGATCCCGGTCTATGACGGCATCAACGACCATTCGGCATGGCGTCTTGATATCCTCTATGGCGTCAAGACCGTTGACCCGCGCCTGGCCCATCGCCTGAGCGGCACCACCTAAGATTGAGGGGCTTCGGCCCCTCTTTTCTTTCCCCAATTCATCGAAGAAAGGATAGCCCTCATGGCTATTAAAGAACTCTCTGACGGCGGGGCGGATGGTGTCCGTCTTGGCCAGTCGGCCACCGATCTTGTCGGGTTCCACGGAGCAACGCCGAGTGACCAGCGTGCAGCACTGACCGCGCAACTGACCACGCTGACCCCGGCAGATGCCGAAGGCACGCCCGACTATGCCATTGCCGCGATTACCAACACGACGGCATACGGCTTCGCCAGCGCGCAGGAGGCAATCACTGTTCTCTATGTGATTGCAAACCTCCAGACCCGCCTTGCCGAAGTCGAGGCGCTTCTCGAAGAAAAGGGCCTCGTGGCCGCGAACTAACAAGGTGGGGGCTACGGCCCCCATTTTCCTTTTTAGGGGGCAGGTATGGCAACGCTCAATTTCTCGACATATTCGGAGCTTCAATCATCCGCCCTCAGTTTTATGGACCGAAGCGATACAGCAGAGGTCAAGGGCTGGATTGCGCTTGCTGAGGCGCGGTTGAACCGCAAGCTATCGGCGGTTGAAGTTGACGCCACGCTGACGGGGACGGCCAGTAGCAGGGTTATTTCGGTAAGCGCCCTGTCTGTTGAACGGCCTCTTGCGCTGATGTTTGTGAATGACGATGGCGCCGAAGTGCATCTCGTTCAAAAATCGCTCGCCACGATCTTGCTCAATGGTGACGCGGGCGAACCGTCAGAATGGGCGTGGGATGAGGACGACGCGCAAATCGTCTTTGACCGACCGCTCGATGCGGCAAGTTCGTTTCGGCTCGTCTACCGGGAGCGCTTTGCACTGAGTGACAGCGCAACCTCAAATTGGCTTTTGACCAACCATCCGGATGTTTACCTCGCCGCAACACTGTTGTGGGGGGCTGGGTATCGGGAGGAAACCAACACGGCAGCGTCTTGGAAAGTCCTTCTCGATGAAGGGCTGTTCGAAATCAGGCGGGAAATCGCCAAACGCAAGGGCAGCCAACTGACCTTCGACCCGGCCTTGTCCGGCATGTGGCCGTTTCGTGGCGTCAATCTGACAGGCAGCGTGTAATGCCCATCAATTATGGCCAGTTCGCGCCCGGCTTGGCAGCGTGGAATAGCGTCGGCTCCGCTGTCATCGACAACGTGCTGCCGAATGAGGACGGCTCGTATCGCCCAATGTCGGCTGGCGTGACGCTGCCCACTGCGGATGCCCTGCCGAGCGCCCCGCGCGGCCAGATCAGCTTTCCCAATTCAGTCGGGGCCTATTTGCGATTTATCGCCACCGGAGACACCTGGTATGCGATGGATTCAGAGGGTGGGCTGACATCGATTGGCACTGGCTATGCCGTGACCTCTGGAGACAAGGAAAGCTTTGTCCGCTTCGGGGACTATCTGGTCGGCTCAAATGTCGTGGATGGCATGCGGGCCTATAACTTTGAAAGCCCGGCATCTGTTGCGGCGGTCAGTGGCGCGCCAGCGGCGCGAGCGCTGTTTTTGGCCGCTGACTATCTGTTTGCGCTGGATTGTGACGGCGACAACCGCCTGATGCGCAATTCGGACGCGAACGACCATACGAATTGGACAGGCGGGCTTGCCGAATACCAGTCGTTTGAGGACGGCGGGGCTCTCATTGGCGGGTGTGCAATTTCGCAAGGCGCGGCGCTGATTTTCCAGCGTGAGGCCGTGCGCATTCTGACATTCAACACGTCCGGTCCTCTCTACAACCTCACATTGCTCGCCGATACGGCGGGTGCCGTGTCTGCGAGTTCTATCGTGCCAGTCAGCGGCGGCGCGGCCTTCATGGATACGGACGGGCCGAAATTCGCATCGTCTACCGGGATCGTGCCGCTTGGCGATAAAACAGGGGTGGCGAACTGGTTCCTGTCGCAAACCGCCGCCGCTGATCTTGTTCTGGTTGACGGCGCTTATGACCGCTTCAATCGGACGGTCTGGTGGCGTTATCGGTCCGGGTCTGACGCTGCCGATGTTACGTCGCGGATGTTGGGATATCATATCGATAGCCAGCGGTTCACTACGGCAACGATTGATACGTCAGCGATTTTCTCGACGGCGACGGTTGGCTACACGCTCGATACGATGGATTCATTCGGGCCGCTCGACACAATCGACATTCCTCTTGATGACCGGTTCTGGAAGGGCGGCGAACCGCTTTTCGGCGGCATGGACGCGGACTTCAAGTTCTTCACGTTCTCCGGGCTTGCGCTCGCTGCAACGCTTGAGACGCCGCTGATCCAGATGCCGCGCTCGATGCTGGTCAATCGTGCAACCCCGATTGATGACGCCACAGGCGGCACAGTCGAGCTTGGCGTTGCGGATCGGGTCGGGGATGCCTTGACATGGAAGTCTCCGGTTGAATTGACCGCCAGCGGGTCGGCCCCACTCCGGGGCCGGGGGCGGGCCTTCAAGCTTCGCCGCAATATCCCGGCAGGCGCGGCATGGTCCAGCGCGACCGGGTTTGATTATTTGCAGGAAATGGGCCGATGAGCATTTACGGGATCGACCGTGGCACGCCGGGCAGTGAATCCGTGATCCTGTCCGACACGAGCGCCACAACGATTATTTCCGGCTCGCTCGATCAGCCAAGGGCCTTGGTTGGCCTCAAGCTGGTCAATGCGTCTGGCGGTCCGCTTACTCCTGTTGTGGACGTGCTGATCGATGCCGTCGCCTATGTGCTTCGGGACAATGCATCTCTAGCGGATCAGGCCAGTGAAATCGTGACCCTGCCGGGCGATGTTTACATCATTCCGCGCGGCGCTGATTTGCGGGTGACGGCGAACGCAAACCTGCATGTCCACGCATCCTATATCGACACTCCGAGAAACGCGGGTCGCGCATAATGGCAAAGCTCAAGCTTGACGACTACGTGGCCACGGCAGCGTCCAATACCGATATTGGCAATATCTCCATCGATAATGACGTGATGGTCCCTGCCAATGTGGACAATTCGTTCCGTGAACTGACGGCGCAGATTGCGCGCCACATCAAGGACGTGAACGCGAGCCGATCACTGGCCGGTGGCACCACGGCCTACACCTATGCGTCCTACGGGTCGACGGCATCAAAGCCCTTCACCGCCTACTATACCGGGCTGCGGGTGTTGGTGCAGGCCAATGCGACGAACACGGGCGCATCGACACTGGACATCGATAGCATCGGGGCGAAGGCGATCCGAAAATATTCGGGCGGCTCAGAGGCGGCGCTGTCTGCTGGCGATATGGTCGCCAATGCCCCTGTGCATCTGGTTTATAACGCCAGTGCCAATTCGGGGGCGGGGGCCTTTATTCTTCTCAACCCTGCACCGGGGAGCGCAGGGCTTTCAAACGTATCGGAAGATGCGTCGCCGCAGCTCGGCGGCAATCTCGACTTGAATGGATACGCGGTAACGTCGCCGGACGGCACAGACAAAATCACTGTCGTGAATGGAACTATCACGGCTCTGACGAACAATTCCAGCCGTTACGATATTACGGACAGTGGCCTTCGGTTGGGCGGCGCGAATGCGCGCGTGACCACAATTCTCGATCAAGACACGATGTCTTCGAATAGCGATACGGCGCTTGCGACCCAGCAAAGCATCAAAGCCTATGTGGATAGCGCTGTGTCAGCTGGGGCGGCAGTGGCGCTGACAGACATCGGGAGTTTTATTTTTGCGGAAGGCGGCGTCACAACATACGCAGCCGGGAGCACGGCGGCAGGGTCGGCGCTGAACTACTCAAATGGCGAATCCGTTTCCAGCGGCAGCCCGGGCACGGGGACGTGGCGATGCCACGGGTATGGCATCTCCGGTTCGGGCGGCGCAGAATCGACGCTTTGGCAGAGGATCTCATGATGGCGCCCCTCCCTAAGCTAATTGACATTCTGGCGGCAAAGGAAACGCGGCTAGGCGCACCGTTCATGGATTACCAAATCACGGTATCGCGCGATGGCGTCAACGCAACTGAGTGGTTTACCTATAAGGGAGGCGACACCACGGGGCTAAATCCGCAAGTCGCAGCGTGGCTGGCCAACAACACACCGCCGACGCCGGTGCCTTATGTCGCGCCGGATATTCTTGAGGCGCTGGAACCATATCAGTTCTTTGCGGCGCTCAAATTGTCCGGAGTTGAGGCTGCATTGACTGCCTATCTCGACGGCCTCCCGGACCCGGCAAAAACAATTGCAAAGGCCAAATTCCAACATACGCTTGTTTTCCGCCCGGACAATGACCTCGTGCTTGCGGCCAAAGCGGCGCTTGGCATGACGGACAAACAATTCCGCACGCTCTGGAAGATGGGCGAGGCGATTGCGTGATGCAATCGGATGGCTGTTCCGGGTTCTGGTGGGCGGAAAGCGTTTGGCCCATCCATGAATGCTGTGTCGCACATGATGGCGGGGCGTCTGACGGGTGGCTGTTTGACTGTCTGGCAAACGCTGGCGTGCCGTTGTGGGCGGTCGCCGCAGCGATCCTGCTAATGGTGCTGTTTCGCCCATTGTGGCGGCTCTGGCGGCGGGTATCGGGCCGGTAATGGCGCAACTGATCCCGCCCGCCCGTGTGGCCCATATCTGGCCGCAGGCGGAAGCGGCGTTGCGCGTCGTGACGGATTTCGGCAGCGACATCGACATGGCCATGGTGCTGGCCGAACTCGTTGCAGGGCGTCTGGCGCTCTGGTTGGTTGGCCACGGGTGGGTGGTGACCGAAGTCACGATCAACACGGACGGGAAACGCACATTTTGGGTGCTTATGGCTGGCGGGAAGGCGGATGAAAAGCTCGCTTCGCTCACCAGCGAGACAATGGCGCAGTTCGAGGCCTTGGCCCGGCGCTCTGGATACATGGACATCAGAATTTGGGGGCGGCGGGGCTGGCAACGGCTTCTCCCCGACTATGACGCATTGCCGCTTGAGGGCGGGCGCGTCGAATTGAGAAAGGTGCTGTAATGGCTGGCAAGGGCGGCAGTTCTTCGGGGCAGGGCGCGACTGATCCGAATGCGATTTATACCTGGCAAGGCGCGGACCCCGGCAGCAGCGGTGATCCTTTGTTCGGGTTTGGAGAAACGGGATTCGACCCCAAGGACATGTCAAAGGCGTTCGGCAACGATTTTCAAGCTGCCTACAATCAGGGGCCTGCCGTCTTCGACCAGTCGCTATACGCTGGGATTGGAAACGACACACAGGGCCTTATTTCTGGCGGGCTGTCGCAGCTTTCTCCCGTTGCCAGCGGCGGGTGGCTGAGCGGCGGAAACCCCTATTTCGAGCAAGCGCTAAACACCTCGCTCGACAATACGCAAAACCGCATGAACCAGATGTTTTCCGCATCCGGTCGCCTCGGGTCTTCTGAGCATGTCAAGGACATGGGCAAGGCGCTTTCCGAAACAGAAACGAGCGCGCGCTACCAGAACTTCAATGACGAATATAACCGCATGCTTGGTGCGCAACAGTATGGCCTCGGTTTGTCCGGTCTTCTCGACCAGAACGCGCAACAGCAATTAACCGCAGAGAATGATCTGTTCCGCCGCCAGAACGATTCTTCGATGAATTGGGTGCGCGACGCTATGGGCGCATTCGGGCAGGGCAATCAGGGCGGCGCGCTGCCACAAGCGAACAATCCGTTCGGGAATTTATTGTCCACCGGCCTTGGCGCGGCGGGCGCGATTGGCTCGCTCCTGCCCTTGCTGTCCCTGTCCGACAAGCGGGCGAAAGATGACATCAAGCATGTCGGCAAGACCAAGGACGGGCAAAAGGTCTATTCGTGGACCTACAAGGGCGACCCGAGCGGCAAGACGCATATGGGGCTGTTGGCGCAGGAAGTGCAGAAAAAGACCCCAGACGCTGTTGTGGAGCTGCCGGGCGGCCTGTTGGCGGTTGACTATCAGAAAGCCTTGCGGGAGGTGGCATAATGGCGGGGTCTGGTCTGTTCAATATTCAAGGCAACCTCGTGACGGCGGGCAGCCCGCTTCTCAACGCCCTCAGCGCCGCGTCTCCGGGCCTGTTGAGTGCGGCGTCAAACATTGACCCTTCGCAGCAATACCTGTCCAGAGCCATGCAACCGGCGTGGGGCGCGTTCGGGCAGGGCATGCAGGTTTCCCGCGAAAACCGCAGGCAGGACATGCAGGATGCGCAGCGCCAGCAGGAAATGGGCGCGCAGGAAGCCCTCAAGCAGAAATATATCTCCATGTTCATGGACATGGGAAAGCAGGACTATGCGAACCTGATCGAAGGCGGCATGT